AATAGACTGATCATTTTGATTCTCAATCTATTGACAATTGTATTTATGTCAACAGAGCATTTAACTTGTGTTAACCAGTAACGATATCGTAGATTTCTTTCCAGTTCTGTACCCGAGTACCAGGTCCATCATAATCAGCATTATGGTCCCAAGCAATCAGCAAAGCTTCAAGCCCTAAAGCGTGACCAAGGTCGCAGTTATCTTTTTTATCTTCGACCCAGTAACATCCAGTATCTTTGTATTCAAGCAACGCTTCATCTTTATCAGCACCAGTGTCAAGGCATGTGATTTTCTCGAAAGCAGTTTCGCCGAACAAAGCCCGAATGTTTTCACCACGAAGCTTTTGTGCATATGGATCGAGGCTCAGGCTAGTGATGCAATGAAAAATATAACCATGCTCTTCGTGAAGCTTTTTGATATACTTGATAGCGTCTCGCAAAGGTGGTAAGCAACAGATGCTTGCGCTTTCGTTGAACATTTTTACTAAGACTTTAACCTCAGCTTTCTCTAAACCATAGCACTCGCTCAATTCATATACATCAGCATGTAGTTTCTCATGACCGTGACGAGCCATCCATGCATCAAAGGCGTATACCCAATCGCACAGAACCCCGTCACAGTCAACAAGAATCACTTTATCTTTCATAATATATCTTTCTCAGGTTACTTCATAGTTATAGACGATTCGTTAGAGAATGTCAACCATCAAAAAAGGAATCTTTCAAATTTCTTTTTTGCTTTCTTGCGTTTCTAACATTATCTTTCTTGGCATCATATCGCTTCGAGTCTTTCTTTTTGTGATCAGATTCGCGGTCTTCCCACTCGTCTTCTTCCATCCAGTCACGAAATTTTTTATTCTTAGCCATCAGTCTTTGTCGCTTTTTTTGTCGGTTTCTCTACAACATCTCCAAGAGCACTGTTGATAACGTCTGCTGTCAATCCCTTTAGAGGTTTCTGTGCAATCATTTTACACAGTAAAATAGCGTCCTTACTATCCACAGATTCTAACATTTGAATGAACAGCGCCTCGCGTCTATATCTAGTGAGGTTTTCTCCACCGAAACCCTTTACGAAATATTTAAGCTTTCGGGCCTCTTTATAGAGCATTCCCTGAGAATCTGGATAATCAGATGATGTGTAAGGAGGTGCTTCTGTTGGAATATTGAATTCAAATTTATGCTTGTTATACATCAGAGAAAGAATATTTCGAAGTGGTTGATTCGTGTTTTTCTTCAACCACTCAATCTTCTCTTCTTTAGTCTTCAATTCACATGCCTTCTCGACAATCTCGGCAATTGATAGTATCATGTTAGTCCTTTAAAATTCACTTATGTGCTGCATTAGGTTTCTGAGTTTGTTTTTAACGAAGTAGTTAAACAAGAGTGATCTATCTTTTTCGTTCTCTGCATTGTATGCTTCTAGAATTTGTTCCTTGATGTTATCTGGAACACGTGTAAGATCAATAAGCGTCTTGTTTCGAATGTAGTTCCTCTTCATCTCTTCGTTCATGTTATTTATGTCTTTTGTTTCATCGAGTCGTTTTTGCGTCACACGACCTTGACGAATGCTCATAACAAAGCAGTTATCAGGTGAAAGAATGTTTGGAACACCATCTCCGCGGTCACCGCGAATGATATGCTCGTGCAAGTATGACTCTGGATCAGAATGTCGAATCCACTTCTTACGTGTGGGATCGTACTGTGAAACGTTTCCATATGTGTGAAGTTGAATGTAGTCTTTGTCTCCAGATAGTATCAGAATTGGTTTACCAGAATTCAGCATCATACCTTCGGTGTGCGCAATAGTTCCGATGATGTCATCTGCCTCAGCAGTTTCAATTTGAATGACTTTGTATGGAAAGAATTCCTTTATCTCTTCACGCACGTTGTTTAGCGCATTAAAGATTGTATTCCAATCAAGCTCGGACTTGTCACGATCTGTGCGCCGACTTGCTTTGTAGTACGGAAAGTACGACCTTCGCCAATAGTTCTTGTCATCTGCGCAGATTATCATTTCACCAAAATCTTGTTCAAATTTAAGTTTGTTAAATCTCAGCGAATTTAAGATCATGTGACGAATCATATTTTCGTCAACCATTGCATTTTTGTGATTGCCGATCTGAACCATCATGTTCGATATCATCACTTGGTTTAAGTCAACAAGTATCATTTTTTATTCTCCTTATCTAATATACTTATTATATATCAGACATCTTCAATTGTCAATATCGTATTAATAATATTCATCATTCATAAATTGATGCAACATTTCTTCTGGATCATCTATGCAGTTTTCGAGTAGCATGTCAGTATATGTTTGTAAAGGATACTCTTCACTCCTAGCTCTATATGATAGACTTTTGATATGCTCTACAATTGATATTATATCATATATTGTCTTATGGTTGGCATACATGTCACAACCAAATTCGTCTATTAGAATACCTACAATACCTTGAACTGCTTTGACGCAAAAAAGGTCTATAGTCTCTTCGTGATCATCAATATCTTGAACAAGCTCGTCGAAACGATCCTCTTCCTTTTTTTGCTTAACGCTCTGAAGATCGATAATATTGTCCATTAGAATACCTTCAAAATTAGTGTTTGATCGTTTAGTCGACCTTTCGGTTCAGCAGGCTTTGCTTTGATATCGTTAAGAATCTTTTTACGCTTTGCTTTCGTGGCTTTGTTGAATTCTGTGAAGAACTCGTCTGGCTTACGTATAGTCTTGCGCGTAGACATATCAATATCGATGTTTTGAATTGTCGTACCTTTAACTTGGAATCCACTCTTCGAAGATGATACGAGGTGAATGATATATCTATACTTTGTATTGAATAGATATACTTCGTTAGCGCCCACGAGATTGATAGGATCGATACTTGCCAACTTGAACTCAGCGCTTTCTTTGAGATATTGTACCTTAGATACTTGCTGACCAGCACTCGTCACTTTTTTCTTGCGCGGCTTGCGAATAGCCTTTTTAGATGTCATATATTTCTCAGCATCTGAAATGACACCTTGAACAACATTTAGCAATTGCTTACGCTTTCGAACACCCAAGTGTGAATACGCTTCCACAAGATCGTCGGTCTTTTTATCAACCAACTCAGTAAGTTCATCGCACAATGGTGTGTAGTAATCGACAACTCCCTTTGCCGTGTTATATGGAAGATCACCTTTCTGTAATTCGTTGTACACAGAATAGTTTTCCCAATCCATCCATACTTCACCGTCGAACATGTCAAGCATTTCTTCGATACACGCAATGAAGTCTGATGTGCGTTCTTTTACAATATCCGCAGGTGTGCGGCGAGGTATATCGACAATAGAAACGTTATCTGCACCTTCGATAGAAGCCTTTCCATCGGCAATAGCTTTATCTATATATCTCTCGACTAAGTTCAAAGATGTTTCTGGTAGAACTGCACCGTTCATAATCATGCGACATAGCCCACCTGCTGTCATAGAAAAGAGACGATCAGACGATGCTTTGAAGAACTTCAAGTCTTGCTTTGACTTATTTGCTTTCACCCACTCGGCTGCCCAAGAAAAAGAGTCTTTGATATCGTAGAAATAACCATAATGTCGCAATGTATCAAGAATCTTTGACTGATAATCAAACATCTCTACACTTGACCAATCAACAGTCTCGTATCCTATTTTCTTCTCTTCTATCAGCTTTGATCCCTTGCTTCCGCGCATGGGCATATTTGTAGCTTTTTTAGCCATGATTCGAACTCCTATTTCACATATTAATATCATATTACAATAATGATGTCAACATGTTCTCCCATTCTTTTCCACGTTTTTTCCAATCATAGTGATGATTTGTTAGTGCAACTTGCAAGTCGGTATTGCTACCTTTCACGGTGTCAACTGCTGCCAGAAGATTTTGATAGAATATATTTGCGTGTTTATTTTTATCGTCAGTGTATTGATACATTCTTGTCACACCCATACTTGTCTCAGGCAATGCACCTAATGACGAATGTACACACTGTAGACCAGCACTCATTGCTTCGATAAGGCATATGCAAGATGTTTCCATCCATGTGGAAGGATATGCAAAGATGTCATGTCTACCAAGCTCTTTTCTAATATGATCATTTGATACTGCACCGTTATACTGAATTTTAGGGTGACTGTCAAGTGCCTTGAAAAGTTCTTTATATGGCTCGTCTCTTTGCGGCCAACCATATAAGCCAAACGATGAATATACAGTAAGCTCGACGTTATCTCTGTGCTTCGAAAGCTCGTCAAATGCCGAATAAAGTATGTCTAGTCCTCTATGTGGCGTGCTATAATAAATCAAACGAATAGTTTTATCTTTTTTATCTAATGTCTCAATAGGTTCAATCGCGTTTTTCAGTACAATACCTGCTTCGAATGGTACACCAAGATATGCATTATACATGTGTTGTTGCCAATGAGAAACGAACACGAGCTTGTCAAATTTTTTCCACCCACCATCTTTTAGATGTTGTACCTCTGGGTCTTGTGATAGATCATGAAGCCACAGAACCTTTCGTTTTGATGAATCCAAGTCTCTCACGCGACTTGATATAATTTGAAATTGATCTAACAATTTACTATCAACGTGTAGTGAAAGGCGGTCACCCATTAACTCGGTGCCGCCTTTCGCATTTTTATTCAGTTCATTCGACTGCATTAGAATGCTGTACCATTGACTGTTTGAAGTTTATCCCATCGGAAACTACGCCAACCTTCTGCGTTGATATCCCAAACAGAAAGAGCGTCTTCAGTCTTCTTACGAGGTGCAACCTTCTCTTCGATTTCGCGAACGACTTCAGGTAGAATATCAGAATTGAGTGTAGCTTCCATTTTGCGATACTCACCATTCACCTTTGTAAACTCAATAGTCACGACACCATTCTTAAACGATTCGATAACATCAGATTTTTCCATCACCATAACCTCCAATTGTGTTTTCAATTTCTTTTGCAAAATCGCTATAACCACCGATATGACGATCATCCCACATGATCTGTGGTACTGTCGATGCGTCAGGAAACTCTTTTGAAAATTCTTCGGAGTTATCCAACGCATCGATATATCTATATCGTAAATTATATTTCTCGGCTAACGAGATAGCTTGTTTACAGTATCCGCATAGAGGTGTCCCATAAATTTTAATCATTGGCACCACTAGCTGGTTTAAACTTATCCCCACGCTTCAACCATTCACGACCAGAGACACGTTGCTTAATGAACCGCTTGTTTGTCTCATTCTTGTTTGGATTTGCGATTGTGAAGACAACATTCTTACCCTTTTCAAGGGCTGCCATCTGGTTCAAAAGACGTTGACCTGGATCACGATTCGATGTTTTGATTGAACTGCGACGTTCACCTTTTGATACGTTACCAGTGCTGTGTTTTTTCTTACCCATAGTATTCTCCTAAGTTAATAGTGTGCTTATAATATCAGATTTTTTGTGTTATGTCAAGATATTTTTACGAAGTATATTTCCCTTTAAATTCTTCTTGACGAATATTTTCAAACTCAATCGCTCGTTCATCGCTCGGATATTCTTCCCAGTGATGAATACTTGCGATCTTATAGTCTCTTGACCAGTCAGATGCATATTCATTATCTCTATCAAAGAGATCGAGAACTTCTTCTTCACTTACAATAAACATATCAGAGATTTGTTCTCCTATATGATCTTGCGAAAACTCTTTCACTTCTTGCATGGTAACTAAATCAAGTGCCCATTTTGGATCAACTTGACAGTCTTCGTTCAACTTTTGCAACTCACTCATGGGTACAACGTATCGCATACGATGACTTGAGATTGCGGTTACGACTACATATTGTCCTTTCACTTCGCTTGACATGTCCATTTTATCCTTGCGTCTGTTTTGTAATATTGTTTGATGTTCTCGCCTGCGATGATACAGTTCATCTTTCATGGATGCAGTTTCCATCGCTTCATATGTTCCAGTTCTTTTTCGGTTGTTGCAAACACCCACATACAAGTTTCTTCTTCACGGGTAAACATCTTGCCGTAGTGATTGCGATATGGATAAGTTGGGTCTGCAACATAACCATAGTGCTGAACACCTAGAGAAATATCCATCCATTCGTTTAAAGGTGCAGACAACACTGTGGTTACACCAAAACCTAAACAATCAGGTCCATCACCTCGCCACTGACAATATTCCTCTAGGCAATAATTTGCAGCAAAGTCGTATGCATCAAACAATGCTTGTGCATGTGCTGCCTGTGCCATACCTTTGCCTGGGTTCATGTCCCAGAGGTCTTCACGCATTACGATATAAAGTCTTGGTTCAGTCATTTTCTAAAATCCATACACATTCCATGATATCATTTGGGTCTCCATATTTACGCTTACACTGTTCATAAGGATGCATGTAATAAAGCAACAATGCACCAATAAGAATAAAGGGATTGAGAATTACACTTGCTTTATATAATCCATCAAAGAACCCTTCCCAAAACGCCTTTCTCATTCTTCATAATCCACAAATAGCTTCAAAGTTTGACAATCATCTTGCAGTCGATACGATACGCCCGTTACGTTATACTTTGTATAGACACGACCATCGTTATCAATAACTTCGACACGATTGACACGAGAGAGGTCTTGGGCTTGCTCGGCAAACCACCCAGGACTCATTGGTTCACGATTATATGGTAGGGGCATCTACAAACTCTCCATCTTTTACAACAAACCATTGCGCTGGGATACTCATATCACCAACACGCTTAAAGTATGCCCGCCCGCCGTCTAGTGATACACCACCTACACTATAGAAGTCATGACGATGTTGACTGTAGTGCAGTTGACCATCCACTTCGACCATACCAAATTCAGCATCTTCGATTTTGTCGGCATTAGTAATCATGAGTCCACCACGAACGCCACCATAGTTGTTTGCATCATACAAACCAAAATAACGATTACCAAACTCTGGGTGAGGGATCTCACGGTAGAAGATATCCATTGCTCGTGCTTCGCTACCAAGTGCAGATGTGCAGACATACTTAACATCTACGCCATCCTTCTCAGAGTAAAGTTTTTCTGCTATTTCAGTGT